CAAACGTTCCGTCCGGAAATATCTGCATTTTCATCACCTACGCTCTCTTGTTTGTGTATTTTATCATAAATGACAGGGTTTTTGTTCCTGTCAATGACATCGTAACGGTGCCGTTCTCGATTTTCAGATGCTCGACAGAATCGCCGACTGTCAGCACATCTCTGTCGTAGAATGTGGCACTTGTCAACGTCAAAACAATACGGTTTCTGATAGGGCTTGCGTTGTTGTCATAGTACGGCTCAATCTCTACCTGATTGTAGCCTTCGCCGTATGTGGCATAGTCAAAACTTTTGGGTAATTCTGCCGTTACAGTGCCATATATAACTATATCCGTATCACACATCCACGCTCGCCATATATTATCGTCACACCAGCGTGTGTACGACCGCTTTCTGGTAACGGACGTGTACCTTTGGACGCTGTTAAATGCGTCGGCATTCACATAGCGGATATTGTCAACAGTAAGCTCAAAAGGCTCATTTGCAGACACGGGACGGTTTGATATATTCTGTGCAGATGCCGATGTGCAGAAATACCGCTGACTCTTGCCTTTGTCTGATGCCGTGTTCAGCGTAATATCGTTTAAATCAATAGTCTGCCCGGTTATTTCTGTAGCTTTGAGGTAATCCTTGCTATCAAGTGCCATCTGTGTCGCTGTCGATATAGGCTTGTCTATATCTGCGGTGTTGTCTACATTGCCAAGTCCGACCTCGCTTGCCGTATATACAGGCTTGCTTTCAGCCTTTGCCCAGTCCGATATATCAGCATTTTTAAGATACTCCGACATATCAACCGAGATAACCCCGTCAGCCGTTACCGATATATTATCGCCAATCATCACCCCACCGAGCGTGTCGGCAGTTGCAGAGGGAAGCACATAGCTAACACCCCCGTCAGCTGTAAACTTTCCCGAAATATGAAGATTACCATCACTGTCAAGCGTTAAGGCATCCCTCAGATTCTTGCTGTCCGCCCCGTTACCGACCGCAAGTAAAATACTCGTGCTGTCGCTCGTCCAGTTGTTTCCGAATCTGGCTGCACCGTGTATTTCGGCGCCTAAATAATCCCATCCGGGACTATTTGCTGTCAGATTTCCAGCAAGTTTCAGATTACCGCTATAGTCAAGCGTCAGTGCATCGCTTCTCCACTCATTGCTACCGCTTCCCCAGCCGTTACCGACAACAAGTGCCACATCTTCAGCCTTTTTGTTATACCTTCCGAGTGCAAAGACCTCCATCCCCGCAATTGTGTGAGCTCCCGATGCGTGCGAATGCTCTCCCCGTGCTATAGTATGATACCCCTCTGCGTGTGAGTTGCTTCCGCTTGCGATACAGCCTGTGTTTTCAGCATGAGAACAATTTCCCGAAGCGGTCGTTCCACTGCCTTCTGCATGACAGGATAGATCGGATGCTACAGTGTTGCTTCCTTCCGCATGGCTGTACGGAGCGTTAGCCGTAGTCTTATACCCTTCGGCATGAGAATAGTACGCTGATGCAACATTGTTTTCGTAGTCGTTGAACACCTCGCAGTTTTTATCTGTGTTGGTGAACTTTCCGACACCGCCGGCATTACCGGTAGTAATTTTGTTGTTTATGATTTTCTGCGCATTTCCTGCCGTTGCCTTGTTCAGTACATTAAGCACCTTCAGCTTTTTGTCACCGCAGACATAGCTTTGCGTATGCTTGCTGTTTGCGTACTCGTCCGTGATCTCGGTTATGACCGTTTCGTACTCCACTCCGTCAATACGAATAGATACCTTCTGCGCAAGCTCAGGCTCGGCTTCGTCATCCATAAACAGCGGTTCTATCTCAAAGTCATCAGATACCACATATTCTTCCGCCGCCTTAAGTGCGTATCTGTCTATCTCGGCTACGCTGTCGGTATCGACATCAAGCACAACTTCTTTGCGCTTTACTCCGCTTGCGGTATCATCGGGACGCTTCACGCATTTTACCGTGACATCATCCCCGCTACCGGCTACAGCATATATAGCGTTTTTGTATGCCGACGTTCCGTCCTTGCGTGTGTAGCTCTTGATGTTGTATCTGCTCTCGTCTATGATGATAGTCGGTTTATCCTCGCTTGATTCCATGTGCGGATTGTAATTGTCACCGTCTTCCGCATTGTCATCTATGATCAGGCGCATATCGTAAAAGTGCGTCTTGCAGTTTTTCAGCAGATTAAAAATTGCCGTACTGACCGGCTCAAGACGTGTCATATAGCGGTCATCCTGTATGCCTGTAAGCGGCGGGTCTGCGTTAATCTGGTTAACGGGCATCGTTATGCCAAACATACCGTATATCTGTCTGTCGCTGTCTGTAGCGTTAACGATATTGTAGTTGATGATGTCCGAGATACACGAAAATGTCGTGCCGCTTGTGACATAATAGCCGTATGTTCCCTTGTCCTGCTCTTCTTTCGGAAAAAGCGTGACACGAAGCGCAAACAGATACTTTAAATCATATCCGGTGACGGTTATCTTATCGTCCTTCTTCTCAATGTCCGTAATATAAAGAAACGTTCCTCTTACTATACGCTTTGTCGGATCGCTCGCTATATATGTCTGACCGAGCTTTTCCCCGACTATCAGCATACGGTCCGGCTGTATACAGCCGGCTTCATCTGAGTGTGTAGGTATTGTCATCTCGAAACTGCCGATGTCGTATGCTCTGCGTGTATACTTGAAACTTTCAACATCAGATACGATACCAACAAGATTCTGCGAGAATTTCGGCTTCTCTGCCGATAAAAAATCGTATACTCTAACTATCATCAGATACTCCTTACATAATCAAAACGCACCAGCTTTGCTTTTATCGTACCCGCTGTTGCAATGTTCTTTACTGATAAAGTGTTATTGCCGGGATAGATATACTGCGATGTTGACTTTATCAGGTCGATACCGGAACGCTGTGAATACGGTATATATACCTTGCCGAGAAGTCCCCAGTCGATGTTTATCACATCACTTGTGCTCAGGTATTTTGTCAGCTGAAGCTCTCCTGTGGTGCTTTTGTATGTCCCCTGTGGCTCTTTGCCGTAGACGCTCATGCTGTTGTACGACACAGGCATTTCGCGCCCAGAAAGCGTAATTATTGCCGAATGCGTATCGGTACCCGTCATGGCAGCTGTTGCCGTTATGCTGAGCATAGCCGGCACTTTATCCTCCGTCTGCGCTGTGAAATTTACCGACTGCGTTTTTCCCGCAGCTGCCGACAATTCCACATCTGCCGCTTTTACACGCCAGAACGGAACGTATGACAGTATCGATATTTTCGCTGTGCACAGCACACCTACCTGCCGTTCTACCGCAGGCAGCTCACTGACAACACCCTCAATCTGATATGTCTTGCCGGCGCTGTTCGTGTATTTCAGCGTACCTTCAACACCGGCGGGAAAGTACCGCAGGAGCTTTCTGCGAAGCTCGTACATCGTAGCCGGCTTTCCGCTGCGAGGAAGCAGAGCGATTTCTGCGGTGATAGTACGGATATTTTTTTTTGCACCGTAAAATCCCGCACCGTCAAAGCCTACACGCTCGGAGCTGTCGTGCTTATATCCGAGTGCATTTCCCTCAAAGCTAAGCAGGTGAAGTGGTATGTATCCGTCTGCGTCAGATGATGTGTTGACATCGTCTATCGTTACCGCCGTACCGAGAACGGTTGAAAATGTGATTTTCTCCATACTTTTCTCCTTATTTGATTACAATATCGTCCATAAGCGCATCCTTGACTGCCTTTGTTATCTGAGCCATTGTCAGAGCCGTACCGATAAGATTGACATTCGCCGTGTTATTTCGTGTGTTGTTGTTATTGACTATGCTTTCAACAGATTTTGAGCCATCGGCCATAGCTGACATTATCTGCTGTACGGTTTTCAAGCTTTCGTTGATTGCGCTGATCTGATTGTTGTAGCTTTTCTGCTCGCTTTCATACTTTGCGTTTGCGGCATCCTTACGAGCCTGTGCGTTTCTCTGCCAGTCCTTTTCCGCCTTATCATCGTACAATCCCTGCAACTTTTTTTCCATCTGCTCACGGGAGAATTCGTCAAGCTGACTGTATTTAAGCTGTGCTTTAACTTCATTTATCTGCTTTTCGAGGTCGTTGTCCTCGTTCAAACGCTTGCGGGCTTCGATTTCATCGTCAATCGCCTTTATCGTAGCGTCACGAAGCTCTTTCTTTGCTTCAAGTTCACGCTTTATAAGGGCGATTTTTTTATCTGCTTCGGTCTTATATGCCTCAGATGCCTTTTTGAATTCATTGTCTTTACTGCTTTCTGACTTCTTGGACGAATTCTCGGTACTGCTGAAACTGCCAGCTTCCATATAGGTATCGAAGTTGTCATACATTGCCTGCAGTGCGTCACGCTTGAGCCTTAGGTCCTTTTTTGCTTCCCATGCCTGCTGATCGTAGTATGAGTTGATGTTCGGTGTTCCGATTGTCGCATCGTACTCCGCTATCTGTGAAGCAAGCTTTGCCTTTGCAAGCTCTTTGTACGCTTCTGTATTCAGCTTTATCTTGCCTGTTTCGTTGTCCAGGCTTATGCACTGCGTATACCCTGCGTCTATAAGCTTCAGCATAGTGTCATAGGATATATTGCCGTTCTTTCCCTGCTCTGCGTAGGCGGAAGCCAGCTCGTTAAGATTCTTGACGAGTGTCGATGTGCTGTCGGCAAGTTCTTCGGTGGTTTTTATGTTGTTGTTTTTGGTCTCGGTGTTTTCTTCGGTTTTCTTAGTTGTGGTTTCCGTTGCGGCGGCGAGGAGGGCTTCGTTCGCTGCAACTTGTTTAGCAAGCTCATCATATTCCGACATTTTATCAGCCAAAGCAGCGTACAAAGAGTCGTGTTCGCCATCCGCATCCATTAACGATAAAATCTTCTTAATATTTTCAGCTCTTTCTTTATAGGTTTTGCCGCCTATAAAAAGAGATAAATTGTTTTTGTCTTCGTGTCCGTAAACAGGATTTCCTAAAAAAGTTATGTCTTTTTTCCCTATTCGAGCTTTTTCAGAATTGCCAATTAAATGTGCGTATTTATCCCACTTGATATAATCAGCATCGTATGTGTCGGGACTTGTGCTAATTAGAAATTCTTCGCCACCTATATTGCGCTGTGCTTCATCACTTTTAACCAAAGCCGCCTGCGCCTTGATTCTTGCATTCTCCCGCTCTGCTTCTGTTGCCGCCTGTAGTTTCTTTATATTTTCTTCATAACTGCCGTTCACAAGATCTATAGCGTCCTTAGTATTGCCGTATGCGCTGTTAAGCTGTTCCTGCAGGTCTTTCAGCGTCTGTGTTTTCTCGGCGGCGGACTGAACCTTAGTAGTGGCGGATTCATATTTCGCCATCAATTCTTCAAGCGTTTTAGCCTTATCGACCGATTTCTGCGCCTCGTCAGATAGTTCGGAAGCCGCCTGCGTAAGTTCCTCAACAGATTGTGTAGCGTTGTTTGTTGTGGCTGCGAATGTCGCTATTCCTGCAATCGCTGTCAATACAACCGATGCAATAAATACATACGGATTAGCCGCACCTACAGCGTTAAATGTTGCCTGTGCCGCTGTTGCCGCCTTTGTAGCTGTCGTAAAGTGCTGTATTGACGCTACCGCCGCACTTATGACATTACCTATTCCGATGGCGATTTTAAATGTACCGAGAGCCACAGCCCCCGCTATTATTGCTTCCTTGAAGTCAAGCCCTACAGAGATAGCCTGCTTCAGAAAAGCGATAAGGTTTTTCAGCAGTACGCCTACTCCCTGCGCCCACTTATCGAGCGTTCCGTCCTCCTCCCACTCTGCTAAGAGATCGGACGCTTCCTGTAATGCCGACTTTACTTCTCCGAAAGCGCCCTCGCCCATTTTACGCATAAATTCGGACAGATTATCCTGCAAGGTACTGAGCATACCCTGCATAGTCTGCGACTGCTTTTCCATCATTCCGGCAAACTTGCCGTCACCCGTTGTAAGCCCAGTTATAGCCTTGTTCAGATCGTCTATGCCGACCTTGCCTGAGGAAACCATCTTGGAAAATTCTTCACCTGTCACGCCTATGCTTTCGGCAAGTGCTGTCTGAAGCGGTACACCTGCCTCCGTCATCTGCATAAGTTCTTCGCCGGTGACCTTGCCCTTTGCAAGCATCTGACCGTATGCAAGCGTTATTCTGTCCATTTTTTCGGCGTTGCCGCTTGCGAGATCTCCAAGCTTTGTCATAGTGTCAATCAGATTGCTTTCATCCACACCATAGCTCATCAGAAGCGAACCGCCGGAGATTACGTTTTCAAGCGTAAGCGGTGTCTTTGCGGCAAAGTCCCGCATTTTCTCTATCATTGCCGATGCTTTTGACGCAGAACCGAGCATAACCTCAAGAGATGTCGTGTGCTGCTCCATTTCGGCATTTGAGCCTATCAGCAGATCCCACAGTTTTTTACCGCCGTAAGCCGCTATAAAGCCGGTTATCAGCGTTTTCATCTTTTTCATCTCATCGGAAACACCGGAAACGCCTGCTTTTTGTTTTTTTAGTTCGTTTGTGGTGTTTTTAAGCCCGTTTTTTAAATCAATCTGCTCGGTTTTAAGCTGTGCGGCTCTGGTGCGAGCCTTGTCAATCTCCTTTTCAAGCTCTGCCATCCGGGCTTTCTGTTCTTTTGTAGCTGTGCCGTTTTCTTTCTCGGCTGTTTTCAGCTGATCAAGCTCTTTTTCGTATTCCTTTGTTTTTTTGTTTGTATCGGCAAGCTCTTTCTTGTTCGTTTCAAGGGCTTTGTTAAGCTCGGTAAGCTGGGCTTTTATTTCCTGTACGCCCTTAGAAAATTTTGTACTGTTTGCCCCAAAATTCGCAGTAAGTTCCTGTGCCATTATTTTTTACCTCCCTTTTCCCACAGTTCTTCTATTTCGTCACGGAAGCGGTTTTCTGCAAGCTCCGTGATTGCTTTCTTCTTTGATATAAGCGCCGCTCTGATGTGCGAGTATGCCTGCACAGCGCCTATTTTTCTGCCGAGCTTATCCCTGCCGCCTTTTTTACGGCTCTTTTTACCCGGTCTGCCAAACTCGACAATTACGCTTTCAGGATGTGCTTTAATTGTAGCTGTGTCATACCCGGCTTTCACTTTGTACAGCTTGCCTGTTTTCGTTATCTGCTTTGACAACAGACCGCTGAGCTTTGTCGGAGATCCGTCTTTATTCGACCTGCCCTGCAGCATTCGCCGTTCTTCGTCTATCAGTTCATCGCCGACTTCTTCAAGAATTTCGGGGATGATTTTGTTGTTCAGCTTGCTATCCATTTCGTTTACTACTTGAATGAGATCTTTAAGGTCCATTCCGGATAAATCAAGAGTAAATAAATCATCGGACATTTTATTGCTCCTTTCAGAAATTTGGGTATAAAAAATCCACCCCTTTCGGAGTGGATGATTTATTCAGTTTGTGCAAGTTAACATTTGGTTTTGTTAAGCTGTCTGACTTAACATTGTTCATACAGTTTGCTTTGAATAAGAGAATCAATCTCTTTTATACGTTCTTCGCTAAGCTGGCTTGACATACTGCTGTATATATTCAAAGTTTCAGATGTTCCAAGCCAAAACAACGTTGCGTAAGCATAATCGGAAACAGAATACCCAAACACTTTGCCGAGTTCTCGTTCATTCGAATGCAAATGAGTAAAAGAAATTATCTCATCGAGTTCTTTAGGCGTATATTTTTTGTTTTTAGAAACCGTTAACATAAATGAAACCTTTTCCAAAATGCCTTTTTTATCCATAAATTTCTTTCCTCCTTTTTTCTATCTCGTTCAGAATTTTCTTCTCAGCTTCAGTGTTTTTATATTGACGGGCATAAAATAGCTCTTCTTCGTATCCTCGCTTTTCATAATTGAAAAATTTATCTCTATCGGACAAATAGTATAAAATTCCGGGATTTCCGTTATCCATATCATCTTTAAAGTGACGATATTCATGCTTTACGGCAGCTAAAGACGCATTCTCGTCAATCCGTATCTCTCCCGGTGTTCCTTTTCTTACGTTGCATACCATTTTATTCGAATCAGACAAAAGGACAAATTTTCCACCTGCTGATTTTACACTATCCATTATTTCTTTTAATTCTTCGGGATTATTTTCTTTTGCACTTCCCATTGTTTCACGCATATAATCGCCATAACAATGGAATGTATTTTCTTTTATTATACCACTTTCACCGCCGTTGTCAACCCCGCTACCGCTTGTAAACCTACCCGTGTGCGGTTCGTGGTTATGGTTATATCTGAGCAGTATCCCTATCTCTTCAAGACACCTCAGCTCCATATCGGTGAGAAACAGGTCGTACCTGTCGCTGTGGCATAATTCGATTATACCGAAATATCCTTGTATCAGTGTCATTTTATCAGCATTCCTATAACTACCGACAGCAGACCGCCTATAGCCCCTGCTATCATAAATTCTGCGTGATCAAGCAAAAATTCCTTTATTCTTTCCATAATATTCTCCTAATACTGCACGAACACACCGCAATCGCCGTTGAGTATCTCCTGCTGAAGCAGATACACCGCATTTATCAGCGACACCACCATATCGACCTTGCCTGCAGAACGCTTTTTATTAACGTATTTATTTAAATTCGTGTCCTCTGTACAGCGGGCGTTGCTGAAATTTATCTCAAGCAGTTCATTCTTTGCAAACACTATATTTCCCGTGAGTATCTGCTCCTTGAGCCACTTTGTCGGAGCGTGAAGCACGCTTGAATGCTGTCGTATCTCTACGCACTCTATCGGATCATCGGCGCTTTCAAGCTTCTGCACCGTTGAGAGTGCGTTCCAGCGGTCGAAGCCGAGCTGAGCTATTATAACGCCGTACTTTTCTTTCAGCGTCAGTATGTAATTCTCGACAAAGCCGTAATCTATGATGTAATCGCCGCACGCAAAGCAATCACCGTTTGCGATATGCGTCTTGTAATTAACGTGCTCCTTTACTGATTTTTCCTCTACCTTTTCGGCAGGAATAAATGCTACCGATTTAACATATATCTTGCCCTCGTGATAGCATATCATAGCGAGCGCCGTGTTATCCTCAGTCTGAGAGAGGTCAAGTCCGAGATAGACTATCTTCCCCCGCCAGAATTCGTCCGGCACGTCCTGCGAGCAGTTCTGTACGGCTATAAGGTCAACATAACCCTCACTGCCGACACCCTTGTACTGAATATTACAGTGCTTGCAGAGAAAGTTCTCACGCTTGTTTTCATACAGCACAGCAAGCTGGCGGTTGTCTTTCAATTCCGAAAACAAGTCCGCATTATCGACAGCTACAGGGTTCGACTGATACAGCACACTGTCGTTCGTCTTCCAGTCGGGTACAAGCTCAATATCCGGCTCATACAGCAATGCAAAATATTTCTTGCCGGAACTGTACACCCCGTCAAGCTGTTTCTTAGCTATGTCGATTTCGTCTTTTAAGCCGTTATCATCATTCGGATACTGTGTAGAGATCAGTATACCGAGCTTGCTCTTAAGCGTAATCTGCGAGGAACGCATTGCTTCAACCGGATAGCCGTCCATAGCCCCGACTTCATCGGCAAGGAACAGATGTGCCAGCTTACCGTCCAGCTTATCCTTACTGTACGCAAGCGGAGTATACTCCGTATCACACATCAGACAGCGTATCTCAGACCGCATAACCTTGAAATGCTTTTCAAGCAGCGGCGAAGATTTTATGATTTTCTTAATTGCTACTTTCAGCTCGCTTGACAGCTTTAAATCGGGTGCTACAGAGAACAGACGGGAAAATCGGGGCAGCGTCAGCATACCGATGATGAATATTACCGCCGCTGTGAACGTCTTGTAGTTCTTTCGGGCGATTTCGAGCAGTCCCGTGCTGTAATACAGCTTTCCGTCTATTTTCGTGCAAAGCACCGCATAGATAAAAAGCAGGCTGTAATCTTCAAGCGATGAGTACATATCACGGCCTAAATCGGGGTGCTGTATGGCTTTGAGCAGTGCGGTTATCTTGTTCCATTCCTGAACATCTACATAACCGTCATCGACAGCTTTAAGCCATTCGGCGCACTGTTTTCTGACGTATCTTCCGACCTTGCCAGAGCTGTCCTGTGAAGCCCACACAGCGTATTTATACGCACGGCTGTCTTTAATCGTCATACTGTACGAACCTTTCTGTCGGGGCTTTGTACCCCATAAACGTTGCGTAGTCGTTCCATCTGTCCGTTATTTCGTACAGCGTGGAATATGTGAATTCTTCCTCCGTCCGTCCCATAATATCTATAAACAGACTGCGAAGCTTCTTGAAGTCGGGCTTTTCTTCTGTCGGCTTACTTCCCACTATCGGCGCAGGAAGTGCGGCAGTCGTAGCGGCAAGCACCCTGTCCTGCAGGTATTCCTGCGACAGTTCCTTTATCATATATGCCACTATCTCGGAACGCTTTACAGAGTCGGCTCCCAGTTCATCAAAGCAACATCTGAGCCCAGCTCTGATGTAGTCAAGCGGCAGAGGAAATGTCAGTTCAAACGGGCTGATGCCCTTTTCTTCCGCTTCTATAAACGCTTTTATGTCATATCGCAGATATAAAGTATCTGTGATGTAAATTTTCTTGTTTAAAAGTTCTGTGAACATTGCATTTTCTCCTATAATCTTATAAATGACTATTGACATTTTTGCTGTATTGAGATATACTATTGATAGTAGATGTAATGTCTATGAAGGAGAGATGAACCTCTGCTATTTTGGCGGGGGGGCATCTCTTTTTTTATATCTGCTTATACCTGATTACTCTTATATCGCTCTCAGATTTTACAATCATTATATCTACCTCTATATCTCTGTGCCATTTCATTCGCTTTTCAATAAAGCCGAGCAACGTTTTTTCTTCAACGTTAAACTTTCTGCAGTCAAGCATTACTCCTCCGGGATTTCCCGATATTTGATTTATGCCTTTTCGCAAAGCGCTGTTAGCGGCTTTTTCGGACGAAAGACTTTTCAAATCCCAAAGTTTAGAATTCCATATATAATCGGGTGTTTTCACATGGTTTTGATTTTGCTCGTTCAACAAGTGTATATCTCCACCCATTTTATTATGTAACCACTGTGCAAAAGCGATTTCTTCCTTATGTGCCTTAGAATTGTAACTATCATCATACGTTAATGAGCCCTCTCCCGGAGTGGCTCTGTTTTTATATTCCTCTGTAACATCAATATACTGCTTTCCGAATGTAAAACGACCTGTTACAGGGTCGTGGTTTTTATTATGCCTTAGCAGTATCCCTACCGCTTCAAGGCACCTCAGCTCCATATCGACAAGGAACGGATCGTAAAGTTCACTGCGGCATAAATCAAGCAGTTCTATGTATCTTAATATCAGCTCCATTTTTCACCTGTGGATAATTTTCGGGGCAGTTTCCTGCCCCGTCATATCTGTACTTTTTTACACTTCAGCTACAATAACGCCTGAAGCGGTCGCAAACCATGCGTCAATGCTCGCCTTGTCTGTAACGGGATCAAGACCCTTTACACAGTACATATCAACGCCTGTGTTGATAAGCGCCTTGTAATTTGCCTGCAGTGCAAGGCTGTTGAATGTTACGCCGTTCTCATCGGTCGTCTGTACGTTCTCGCCCTGTGAAGTGAACTTGCACTTGGGGAACTTATACAGGTTTATCTTGCCGTCTGATGTCATAGTGCTGTAGATGCACATTACATCGGGTACAACATCGTCCTTGCCGCTTTCAAGCACGCCTGTTGACGTATTTACCTTTGCGCCGAAAAGTGCCACCTCGTCGGCGGTGTTGGTGTTTACGATTGTTACGTCAAGCGTACCGCCTGCCTTAGCTACATAGCTGTCAACCTCAACGCCGCTTGCATACTGCGATGCGCTGTTCATTTTAGGCGTATACTTTGTTGTGATGAGTATGTCCTTAATCTCGGTCACATCACCGTATGCCAGTGTATTGGCGTTATCCGTTGTCAGCGGCGCATACGCAAAACGCTTGGTGCATACAGCAGACTTGCGATCTGTACCCTGTGTTACTTTTGCCATAGTTATGTCCTTTCCTCATAGAGCGTAAACTCCATGACTAAAATTTTTCTGTTGGGATAAACATCAAATTGCGATAAATCGGTAGTGCCGGTAAATATACCGCCTACATTCTCTATCGCCGTCTGCGTTTTGTCATACAGCTCAATGTCTGCCTGTGGCGAAAATACGCTCACAGACAACGCATACTGCCGTATATTTGCCCTGCCGGAGCTGAAGAACGTATCTCTGTACGATAAATTGTACACCGCATACTTCTCCGGCTCTTCGCCGTCCTCAAACTCAGGCATATAGCTGTAAAAATGCTCAAATACCGCCGAGAGTGCCGAATCAATCTTTTCTGTTATCATTGTCAGCCTCCTCTCGCCAGTATCAGCTTTATATGCAGGTCGCTGTCGGCCGCTCCGGTTGTTTCAACGTGATACCGCTTGCCGTCAATCTGTACGACAGACTGACCGCTGTATTCACGTCTCCACATATACACCGTAAGTTCCGACTTGTATCCTGCCGTTTCGGCGGCATATTTTGCCGTTACGCCAGGCTCGGAAACCTTTGCGTATACGGTCTTTACCGCCCTGTCCGCTTTGCCCTGCGAGCCGTTTTTCTGCTCGGAGGATATGAGCGTGATTTTTCTGTTAAATGTCATTCTCATTCACTCCGTTCAACAGATTTACGCTGTGCAGGGCGAGTATCTGAGCGGTCACGGGGTTCTGTGACGCTCTGTCGGACGAGAAGTCACGGGAGGAATACATATCGTTTATAAGCACTAAGTAAGCCACCGTGATGTCTTCGTATTCGTCTATTTTCGCATCGTCAAGCCCCGTATAGCCCTTGATATAGGATTTCGCCGCTCCGGCACAGATTTCAAGCATTCCGTCCTCATCATCGCTGACACCGCAGAATGCTTTAATCTTTGCGCTTGTTACCTCGCTTAGCTTCACTTTTCTCCTCCTTGTCTACAGGCACTATGTACCCGCAGGAGAGCAGGTCGTTCAGCACAGGACCGGCAGGGATCTCACGCTCCTCGCCCTTTGCCATACTGACGGTGCCTGAAAAGTTGGTCGTTGCCTTTACTGTCATAGGTTATTAGCCTCCTGCCTTCTTCATTTTAAGTGCGGCTATCTTCTGAGCATTCTCGACCTTTGCGTCAATCTCCACCCATGCGATAACGCCGACAGCGTGCTGTGTTGCGTACTTTTCGTTGAGTATCTGGATAGACACGTCCTCGGAGGTCTTAACTGCAAGGCCGCTCATATCGCCGTAGTAGATAGCTGTCTTTTCGGAAGCAATAGCCGATACGCTGTCGGTTGTGTATACGGGCTTGCCGAAAAGCGTATAGCCCCACTTTGCCGTTGCATCGGGATTGAGAATATATCTGCCCTCGTTGTCCTTGAGCTTTCTTATAGCGGTTCTTGTAGCCTTGTTCATGATCCAACAGGCGTTATCCTGATATACGTCGGGGATCGTTTCCTGCAGATCGATAAGCTCATCTGCCGTGATAGCTGTCGCCGATGCAGTCGTTACCACCTGTGTAACACCTGCGGCAAGACCGTCTATCTTGCTTGCTGTGCCGTTGATAAGCTGGTTTTCGATCCACTTTGCCGCTGCAATTGAAACCTCGTTTATAACGTAAGAAACGATGTCAAACTGCGAGTTGTTGATAAGGCTTCTTGAAACCTTTGAGAGTGCGCCTGCAAGATAGCCCTTGAGCTCAATGCTGAGGAACTTACCCGATGTGCTTGCAAGGTCCGTAAACTCTGTGGCATACGCCATTGAGATAGCCTGCGTTCCTTCGTCGTAGTAGGGAATCGAGAGAGTACCTGCAAGCGTGTATCTTGTAGCCATCTGATAGATAGGGCAGATGTCGATAACCTTACGGATTATCTTGTTTGCGATAGTTGCAGGAATAACTGCGCCGTTATCGCCCTTTGTCAGATTGACATCTTCTCTTGTTTCGACTATCTGGCCTGTACGCAGATAGTTTTCGAAGGATCTTGTTTCTGCCTGTTCCTTGTCGGTTGCTGTGCCGTCTGACTTTGCAGAGTTCAGATTAAGAGCGTTCTGCTCCTCGATTGAGCGGATTGTCTTGTTCAGTGCCTCGACTTCCGACTTCTTAGCGTCATAGTCTGTCTGCTCCTCTGTTGTCATAGCTCTTGTTTCTGCTGTAGCCTTATCGCAGAGTGACTTCATATCGGCGATAAGAGCATTTCTCTTTTCGATGAGTGCTTTTAAATTCATACTGTTTCCTTTCCGTCGGAGTAATCCGACATAAGCTGTAAGATTTCTATTTCCTTGTTGTAATCGGGGATAAACTCCCGGATTTCACCTGTTACCTCGACCGTATCGTTTCCGGCACTACGCTGTTCCATCACGGTCGTTTCTTCGCCTCTCGTTTCTATCGACGTTGCGATGTAAGCAGGATTGCGGTTGAGAATTGATACCTCGTGCAGTGTCAATCCCGTAATCATTCTGCGCTGAACTCCCTCGTCACACGGCTCAATGTGTGCCTGTGCTCCCGAAAAGCCAAAGCTCCACCCTGTCAGATGTCCTGCTCTTGCCTCTGCAATTACCTCTCTGTCGGTGATGTCGGCTTCTGCATGAAGTCCTATGCTGTCCTCACGCAGTTTAAGCGTTCCGTCTGTAGTGTCAAGCACCTTGCTGTGATTGAACCTCAACTCGACCTTTGGATGATCTTTAAGACTTTTCGCAAACGTACCGCTTACGATGCGCTCGACAAACGGCGTTGTCATACCGGGTGCCATTGACGCAGGCAGCTGTTTACTGTCACGCTCGACAGCGTTTACATATCCGCTGATGTGCATAAGATCAGCGGAACGGATTTCGATTTTCATTTTTATCACTCCTTTCTGTGTTATGGGTATAAAAATACCGCCCCTTTCGGAACGGTAAAATTATTAAATACTGATTTTCCCGGACATCAGATCAGGAAGAAGCGCATCTCTAAACTCAGCAAGGAATATGTTTTCCTGCTCGTTTAAATACATAATATGTTGCTTCCACATTTGAAAAACTGCCGTAAAAATTGTTGACAAATGTTCGGGATTGTTTGCTTTGAATGTAAATTCATTCTTGTTTTTCGTAAACTGAATATAATCTTGCTTTAAAATGCTTTGACCGGAAATTTTCTTATAAAATTCGTTTTGCTCATCATATGCCGTGTCTGCTTTAAACGTGGCAACATCAAGCCCTAAAGCCTTTGCAAGTGTTTCGTTTATTACGAGTTTGCAAGAATTTTTCTCTGCAATTATTCGGTTAATATCGCTCATTATTTCGGAATAATCTCTATGGACAGCTATGTATTCTTCAAGTTCTATGTATTTCGCAGGACTTAAAGAATAGTTCATACTTTTTATATCCTGCATTCTAGGAGTTTCTGACAATCCGTCATTAACAGAACGCTTTGATATAATATCAACTATTTGCTGAATATTATCGTCAGAAAACTCATTGAAAATTTTCTTGTAAACTCTGTTTTCGTGAGAGCTTCCGCCGAATTGCCCTCTTTGCTCTCTTTCAACCTGCACACAATTCTTTCTTATATCTATCATCGAAACAACTGTTGTTTGACGTTCTTTTTTTAGCGTATAAACACACGTTGAAATATCGGTGCTTTCGAACATTTTGTTCGGTGCAAGAACGATGCTATCGACAAGGTTGTTATTGATAAGTTGTTCTCTGATACTCTGCTCTGACTGGTTGTTTTGTTCAAGAACAGAACAAGGAAGTATCATTCCGCAAGTCTTTGCAGACTGTATTCCTGCAAGTATAAAAGCATAATCAGCGCAACCGCTGGGCGGAATTCCGTATTTGTACCGTTCGTTAAGAGCCGCAAACGGAGGCGGCGTAAACTTCAGATGATAAGGAGGGTTTGATATACATATATCAGCTGTAATCTCTACGGGGACTGGGATTTCTTGAATTTCCGAGTATTTCTCGCCTTTAGTCAGTCTATAAGCTGTGTATTGTTCTTCTTCAAGCACATTTCCATGAATTACAACGCCGTTTATATTTCTGATGGCGAGATTGAATATAAGAAAAGGGATAACCCGTTCGTCAAGCTCTTGACATATAAAACTACAATCTTTGTTTAAATTCCATGCTTGAACCGTCAAAGCACCAGAGCCTGCACACATATCATAAACTTTACCGCCATTCTGAATGCCGACTATGGAGCAAAGTACTTTTGCAAGACTTTTGGGTGTGTAATCTTGCATTTTATTTTTTCTGTCCGCCATATAATACTGAAAAATCGGCTGAAGATTATCTACCGACAAGTCGGGAAAAGTTTTTATCCATTCGTCAAAAAAAGCGTTTTTAGATGAGAAAAGCACCTGCAATAACTTCTGCGGTGCTTCTTCAACCTTTTCAATTTTTAGCATTGTGGCAAACTTCGTTGCCAACTCTGTAAGTTCCATTATTACCTCTTTCGTGCAAGTTAAAATCAAGTGCAATCAATTGCACACGGGTATAAGAAAACCGCCCTTAAAGAGCGGTCGTCATATTCAATTTTATTCTTCGTCCTCGTCATCTTCCCATTCAGAAGCGCAGGGCGGTAAACCGTCCGGTGTTATCTCGTCAAAATACTTGCACGTATCTTCGACTGTTGCTTTCGGATTTTTTTCTAAATAATCTATGACTTTATCTGCCGTCTGATATTGCTCTGGGGCTTCAAGAAGGCAGATAAAACTCATATATACATCATAATTTTTACGTGAAACGTCATCGTTTGGCGGGTATATATATTCAGGAATTGTATCCGCAAAACGTTCTATAATACGTTTTTGATATTCTGATTGATATTTTCCGTACAGTTCTTCTTTTTTCATAACTAATTCTGCCTCCATTTCTTTCGTATAATTATGCCGCCCTCTCCGTCTGATTCTACTTTATAACGATACTTGCCTTTACTTATATATCCACTTTCTCCTTTTTTGCTACCCGGATAAATGGTATTAAACTCTCCGCGCAGCTTTGTATAAGTCTTTGGCTTTACCTGTATACCGCTGTGATTTTTCTGTGGCGATGGTGCATACTTTGTTTTAGCCTGTGCTTCATAAACCGTAGTCACTATGCCGTCATCGCTGACCGTAACGGATTTAATTTTCCCGCCCGGCGCATTCGTAAACTTACCGTCTTTGGCGTGATAAGGGTTTTCTCTCTTTTCTGCTATTATATCACCCTCACCGCAGTTTTGCAAGCCCGCATCATCAATTTTAGCGTGACTGTCGGTATTCGGCGTGTATATCTGCCTGGTCTTAGGGTCATAAAGCACATCGTTAAGGCCAAGCTTGATAAAGTCAAGTCCGAGCGGCGCAAGGTTTTCCTTGAAGCGTATTTCATCCGGCTGTAAGAAGTTTGCCGCAAGACCTATCTGATACGCCTGATAGCGTGTCAGAATATCAGCCTTGAGCAGTTCAGAAGTATCTATGATAAAATACTTGTTATGCTTTTCTTTCTCAAGAAGCAATGCCCTGTTAAGCGCCATTTCAAACGCAGAAACAACAGGCAGTACGGCTGTTCTTATACTGTTGATATATGTTCTGTCGTCCGCTCTGCCCGACAGCACATCGGGAGATAAGCCAAACAGCATTGCTATCTGCTCGGCGTTTGTCACCTTGTTCTGATTTAACTGCATCTCAACGGCGGTGGAGCTGCTTTCCTTGAAATCAAGTCCGTTCTGCAGTATCATCATACCGTCACCGTTGTTGCTATAAAGCTTTCTCCATGCTTCACGTATATCCTTCATCGCTAGTTCGTCTACTCTGTGCTCAGTGCGCAGAAAGCCCTTCTTGTTACCGCCTCTGCGGCTCATCGCCTTTTCAAGCTGTAACAGCATATAGCTTGATGTCAAGAGCGTGGGATTCTCGGCAAGTATGCTTACTCCCTTTCCGCCGTCAACGCTGTTACGGCTGAGAATGACAAAATCCCACGGATTGTACACTCTGCCGTCAACGAGCATACGGAGCGTCTTATAAATAGCGTCAGAATTTTTCTCCACGCTTACAGCACTGTCACGGACATATCTGAGAGCCAATACCTCGTTTCCGCTCCGCTCTATGTGCATATATCCCGTTCCGTCAAGGAGCATATCACGGATAACCGCACGCTTTATTTCTGTCGGGTTCAGAGTATCACCCGATTCTTCATTCAGCAGATACAGGCGGTTATCCTCAGTAATTTCCGCCGCTGTCTGAACTTCGTCATTGCTGTTATACAGCTTTATCGGCAGGCTTGCTATTGTGCCGGCTATAAAATTAACAGCCGCTGAAACCGCAGGGATTTCAAGCGCCTGTTCTCTCGTTATATTGCTTATCTGCTTTAGCCCGAAAGCCACTTCAATGTCTGTGCCTTCAGTGTCACGTCTGAATATCTTATCAAACAGTTTCACTGCTCTCACCTCCCTGTAATATCTTCATTAAAGCGTCATCTTCGGAATTTTCCGCCTGCTTCGGTATTGCTCTGATAGCGGAAAGTACCGTCCAGCCGTTTTCCTTTTCAATGTCGCTCATCATTTTTCGCTTCTGCATTATAATCTTGTCGAGGTCGGCTATCTTTGCAAGAGCTCCGGACATCAGCTTTGTAAACTTCATCAGTTCATCGCCTGTTATTTCCTCATCCGATAAATTGTTAAAAGCTATCTCAATCTTCGACAGCACCGCTCTCTGTGTTACTGCGTCTGCTTTGACAGCGTTCACTTCGCTGTACAACTCGCAATATCGGTTGATACTTGCTCCGTACAGTGCATCGTTCTTCTGTATCTTGCTGAGCAGTTTTGTCAGCCGCAGGTACTCCTTGTGCGCTACCGGATCAGCCTTTACACAGTCACGCTCAAAACACTTCTGCCCTGTGAGCATAGCCGCTTCGGCTTTATCACGGACTTCTTTTTCTTTTTTTGTCCTGTGTCCCGCACAGTTTTCTATTGTTTTTGCTCCTCTGGGCATATACTCACTCCTCTCAAAGTCATATCGGGAATATATTGTGTAAAGAGGTGGCGGTCAGATGTCAGACCGGAACCCCTCAAAAATCGCAAGGGTAGGGGGGTACACTATATATTGTGGCGTATAGTATCATGCCACTATATGTTGTGGTGTGAAAAATCGACGGTACAAGTCATAGTTGCCAGTTCCTGCCTGCTGATACGCCCACGTTCCGCCGCCTCGTGATGATAGCGGCAAAGCGTTATAAGGTTGTCGTTATCAAGCCTGCGGTCATAATCGACCTTTAGCGGTACAATATGATGCACAGACAGGTCCGTGCTGTTGATAACGCCTGCCGACAGGCACACCCTGCAGCAGTGACCGTCACGCTCAAGTATTTCATCGGCTTTTCTGCGCCATATCTTGCGGTTGCGAAACCTGTCGGCTTCGCTGTCTCGTATTTTCTGTGTATACTTTATCCCGGCTGTGCATTCTCCGGGCTTGTGGATCTTGCCACATCTCGAACAAGCTTTTAACATAAATTTAAGATATAAGAAAAGCACCCTTTGCAGAGTGCTTGAAGTATTCGTCACCGTCCGCACGAAAGAATTAGAAGAGCGGACGGCTCGACTAAGAAAAAGGAGGTCCAATGGATACTCTTGTACGCATAATTGATAGAAAAGGTGACCTGGCGGCTTATTAGCCGCTCCTCGGTCACTACGCTTTCGCTTCTTTTCTATCGTAATCATATCACACTCTTTATGTGTATTTCAATGGTCAATTATTTTACTTACTTCCGAGAGTGCTCGCCCGTGTAATCGGTACAACCATCTAAGCTCTATGTTCTGCATAACAGCTATCTGTTCCCATCGGTTACAGTTTATGTACCTTGCTGCCAGTATCAGCCTTAACCGCTCGTCAGATACCGCAGAAACAGTGCGCTCTATCTCAGCTTTAACACGGATAAGATTGTCTATCTCTGCATTTATCTCCTGCTCCAGTGTTGCAATTTTTGCAACAGCCGTACCCACCTTGTCCGATACCCCGCTGCTGTGTCCTCCTCCGGATGACGGCGATATGTTGGTAGCGAGCTCCCGAAGCTGTCGTTGCTGATCTATCTTTTGATTTATGCGTATGTTGATAAGGTGATAGCGTGATAGGTATTCTTTAGCGGTCATTTGGGTGCTCCTTTTCCTGCACTGCCTCATCGCAAAAATCTTTTGCAGGACAGGATTTGCAACATTCTGCTATCGGCTCTTCACAGTAAAATCCGCATTCTTTCACCAATGCAATTCTGTCTTTCGGATTGAACCAGTCCATTTCTGTTTTTCCCTCAGCGTAATACTTGTCCATTTCAGGTGCTCGGCTGACTTCAATATCACAGAAATTTGCGTCCTCACAGCTGCTTGTGCATAATGCGAGCGCTTTTGCTTTACCTCGTGTTTCAGCGAAAACAACTGCAGAAGCTGTTTCATATTTTTCATTTACAATCCAGGCTTTCATGTTTCCTCCTTTGTCATCTCGTTTATGAGTTTATCCAACTTCTGCGGTGAGATGCCATAAGAAACAATACGTTCCGTACCAAATTCTATTAGCTCTGTCTTGCGTGCTATCTTTTTAAAACGCTGAACAAACTCTCTGATTGCCTCTGCATTACTTCTGCGGGGTATTGCCTGCCCACAGAACAGGCAGGTTTCGGTTGCGAGTCTGCGTTTACTACTCGTTACCTGCTTACTTATCGGCGGTTTAGGAAACGGCATCCAAGCAATGACAACTTCACGACCGTTAAATCTTCCATCTTTGCAAAACCCTTTTTTCTGCTTAAATTTTTCGGCCGTTTCAATAGCATATAAGTCTTGCTCTACACTGATTCTGCCTGTTTTTGTGTCAAGGATGGCGATGTGATTCCACGACTGTTTTTCAGGAAGTCTATCTTCCACGCTTATCCATTCACTCATATTTTTCCTCCTGCTTGATACACTTGCAGGTGTAACGGTAATCTTTAAGTTTCTGCTTTGTCATTCTATCACTCCCCATAGTATCCGAAATCGTACAAATCATCCTCACGCACAATTTTTAACTCACCATCTCTTGCCTCTACAGCCCACAGCTGAGGATAATCTTCCGTCACAAGAGCTGTGACAAGCGTAACACTGCCATACCTATTGTGGCTGGCAACGCAACCGGGTCTCATTTCGCACTCGTAAAAACTACTCATTTAAATTTCTCCTTTCAAATCCTTCCTCGCCGGTCATCAGCTCAATATACTCTGTCATTTTCAACCTCCTCCATATTCACGACAGACAAGCTGTCCGCTTTTCTGTCTTTAAGCTCAAGCACATAATACCAGCCTCTTATCTTGCTGTAACGGGATATAACACCGCTTATTGTGTATTCGGCGGTTATTCCTCCGTGTGTATGCCTTACGGTCTGACCGCTTACCATAGCCTGCTGAACTTCGTCTATCGTCATTTCAGCACCTCGACCTTGATATATATTCCGGGATTTGCCGCCCAGAACTTTTCGCATATCTCGCTTGCGACAAGCGCATCGTCAGTCCAGAAACCGCAAACAGTCATGCAGTCCTTCAGCATTTTCTGAAGATTGTCGGTATCAGGCTTCGTTATACGATACTCTCCGTCTTTGTGCTGTTCTTTCGGAAACAGCCACTTTGTCGTCAGCCTTACGCCCTTTTTATACGGCTTGTCGGGTTTATGCTGAGAAAGATACGCTGTCAGTTTAGCCTTCGCCGATCTGACTTCGGGCGGATCATAGAATATCGGCTTGCCGTGAGAAACCGTTACTTTGTGTTCCTGTGCCGTTACCGTAGGCGGTATCATCGGCATAAAAAAGCTCAAGCTATTACCCATATATTAACATCTCCTTTTGGATTTTTAATCAGTGCTTTTGTCACAGTCAGGGGAAGAAGTCGTCGTGCGTAGCTGTCGCACGACTACTTCACCCTGTGACCGTCAGGGAAAGAAAAAACCTATATACGTAGTATATAGCATTTTCCCTGACAGTGAAAATCTCGATAATTCACCGACTTTTTCACTCTGTAGGGAAAGTGAAAATTCTCGACTTTTTCACTGACAGTGAAAGAAATTTTCTCGACATTTTCCTCGTCAGTGAAAATGAAAATCACCGAGATTTTCCCTCGCAGTGAAAGTTTTCACTTCGACTTTTTCCCTACCTCGTTATCGTCGATCCAGAAACCGCCGTGCTCTTTTATACGGTTTCGGACCGTCTTTTCGGTCACGCCCATATACTCGGCCATACCGGATAAAGTAACCTTGCCGTCAATCATGCAAGCATCAAATGCCGTTTCGAGCGATTCTTTACGCTCGTCCTTACGTTCCTTTTCGGTCTTTTTCTTGCTGAAATTCTTCTGCCAGCCTACTGCTCTGCCGTCATCGGGCTGTATGTCTTTTAATACGTCGGTCTTGTCTATACGATGAACGGGATAATCAAACCAAACGTTCACCGGCGGGAACTTCGGGAACTCTCGGAGCGTGCCTTCTATACGCCACGCTGTACGGCTCTCTGTGCGTTTTTCACACTTGGTAATGAAATCACACACATGCTTATAATCTGCGTCCGGCACAGCGTTTCTGAGCGCTTCACGCATCTGCTTTGCACTGCATATATCATCCTGTGAAACATCGTCTTCGTGTCCGCATTTCTTCAGCTGGTCATAGCATATCTTGCAGGTCATCTTGTCTTTTTCGTGCTTTATTATGCTGTCGGTAAGCTCCAGCTCCGTAAGGTCAAGCAGTGCATCGGGATCTCTTGCGAATACACCTGAACCCGAGGCTCTGTCCATTGAACGCTTACCGCCCTGTGCACCTTTTGAATGGTGATGGCAGTATATAACCGCACAGCCAAGCTCCGTGCATACCTTATCAAACTGATTGCAGAAATGCGCCATCTGATCGGCACTGTTCTCGTCACCGGTAATAACCTTATAAATCGGGTCTATTATAATGGCGATATAGTTCTTCTTGCTCGCACGGCGGATAAGTTTCGGTGCGAGCTTGTCCATCGGCACAGACTTACCTCTTAGGTTCCATATATCAATATTACTGAGATTTTGAGGTTCCCAGCCAAGTGTTGTATATACATCTTTGAAACGGTGCAGACAGGAAGCCCTGTCAAGTTCAAGATTTACATACAACACCCTACCTTTGGTACAGTTCCAGCCAAGCCATTCTTTGCCTTCCGCTATTGCACAGCACATTTCTATAAGAGCATACGACTTACCCGCCTTTGACGGTCCTGCGATAAGCATTTTATGTCCCTGTCTGAGTATACCATCAATAAGTGGCGGTGCAAGTTCCGGAAGATTGCTCCACGCATCAGCCATGCTCTCGGTATCGGGCAGGTCGTCATTTACACTTTCTATCCATTCCCGCCACTCATCCCAACCGTTTTTACCGATGTCTGTATCAACTATGTACTGCCTGTTTTCACCACGCTGAACACCGGGAAGACGTGATAATCTTGACGGATTACGATTCTGCGTATCGGGTGACAGTCCGTTTTTCTGACATATCTGATACAGAAAATCTACACGTTTACGGTATTCATCGTAATTTGCGGCATCTACCTTTACAATAGCGTGCAGTGACTTCTTTCCGCTGTACACAAGCACAGCTACGGGCAGTTCAAGCTCGCAGATGATTGCGTGCTGTTTTTCTATATCTACATTGTCACTTTCAACAAGCGCATATCTGTATTCGGTTACGTTTTCATTCTTAACGCCTTTGCCGTCAAGAGGATTGAAACGTATCCATGCCCCCGCCTGAGTGTTGTAATCACCGAGAACAGAACCTATATCGCCGTCACACTGCGACAATGATTCGATAAGCTGACCTGCCGTGCGGTCATAATAGCCCTTGTTGGCAGGTATGAATTTACCGTCTTTTTCGTAGCTTTGCACAACATATCCGACATTTTCGCTCTGCTCGAATAATGCTTCAAGGTATCTGATTATTTCTCTGTGAGGCTGCCAGTCTGTCGGAGCGTTTATTTCTTTGCCCTCTATCCAGTTTTTGTTTACAACAACGTGCTCATCGTGATGTTCGTATGATATTTCATCGTCCCAGTCAAGCTCACGGTCTTCTCCCGTGCCGAACATCATTCCTCTGTCCTTAGCCATCTGAACTATGGTAGCGCCCGTGACAGGCGAGAAAGAGCCGTTGAAGCTCTCCCATTTCTTTTCACATTCGCCTTTATGGTATCTGTTGTCATTTGCCGACCAGTTATCCCATACGGTAACGGAATAGCCCTCTTCTTTGAGTGCCATACCGACATTCACCCATTCCTGATATGAAAGGTCTGACGGGCTTATATATTTAAGTGCTTCGTTAAGGTCAAAATCAAATTCTGACATCTGAATTATTCACCACCTTCGGTTCATAGCTTGCAGGATCTATTCCGTTCGGAACGTGCCAGTTGTTAGCCGCTATTCTGTCAATCAGATTTCTTGCACTTTCAAACTGCCATGTGCCGACGTGCTTAAAGCCCCTGCTTTCGAGAAAACGTATCTGCTTCGGTGTTGTAAGTCCGAGAGTGCGCCGTTTGCCGAGCCTGTCCAGCAAAAGCTGAGCTTTACCGGCATTGTCGATCTCATCGGGGAATATACCAAGCTTTTCGAGCGTTGTTTTCTGCTTGTCCGACGGAGGAGAACACTCCCAGCCGAATGCCGGAACATAGGAAGATAAGTCTTCCGCCTGAATGCTCATTTCATACTGGAGAGGATCTACAAGTTTTCTCTTGCGTTTTTTCATTTCCGCAAGCTGTTTTGCAAGCGCTTCCTCACGCTGAGCAACTACATCTTCTTTTGCCTTTTCTTCTGCCTGTTCAATATCAACAGGCATACCTGCCGCCGCAATATTTTCGGTCATCTTTTCGGCAACTTCAGGGCTTTCACATATCAGATGTGCAGGACGGCACAGCTCGTGCCTTTCTGTGTGCCACAAAAAGTCAAGAAGCAACAGGTCTTTCTTACCCTCACAAAGTCTTGTTCCTCTGCCGACCATCTGACAGTACAGCCCTCTTACCTTAGTAGGTCTGAGAACTATTACGCAATCTACGCTTGGACAGTCCCAGCCTTCCGTCAGAAGCATTGAATTACACAGCACATTATATTTACCGCTATCGAAATCAGCAAGAACAGTACCTCTGTCAATGCTGTTTCCGTTGACTTCTGCCGAGCGGAAGCCTTTTTCGTTAAGTATCTTGCAGAATTTCTGACTCGTTTTTATAAGCGGCAGAAATACTACCGTTTTACGTTCCTTGCAATATTTCAGCATTTCATCCGCTATCTGATACAGATAAGGGTCAAGAGCCGTGTCAATGTCACTCGCCTTATAATCTCCTGCCTGCGTACCGACACCTGTCAGATCGAGTTTCAGAGGAATGGTGAGTGCCTTTATTGGTGAAAGATACCCTTCTTTGATAGCTCTCGGCAAAGTATATTCATACGCCAGGCTGTCGAATACCTGTCCGAGATTTTTCATATCTCCTCTGTCCGGTGTTGCCGTAACTCCGAGTACCTTTGCTTCATCAAAATATCCGAGTATCTTCTGATAGCTGTCCGAAATGGAATGATGTGCTTCATCAATTATGATCGTATTGAAATAGTCTTTTGAAAATTGTGCAAGTCGCTTTTCTCTCATAAGCGACTGTACAGAGCCTACCGTTATACGATACCATGAGCCTATACAGCTTTCTTCCGCCTTTTCTACAGCACAGCCAAGCCCGCAGGCATTCAGTATCTTGTCCGCCGCCTGTTCAAGCAGTTCGCCCCTGTGCGCAAGTATAAGTACCCTTTCTCCGTTGCGGACACGGTCTTCTGCGATTTTTGCAAAAACTATCGTTTTACCGCAACCCGTAGGCAGTACGAGCAGGGTTTTTGAATTACCCTGCTCCCACTGTGAAAGTACCGCTGTTTTGGCTTCTTTCTGATACGGTCTTAATTCCATCAGAATTTACCCGGTGTAAATACACCCGCCTGAGAGCTTGCAGGTGCCTGAGAAACAGTCTGTGCAGGTGACGGCTCATAGAATTTTTTTATTCTGTTAGACTGCATTTCTTCGCCGTTCTTGTTCTTCCAAGTATCTATGTACACCTTGCAACGACCTTTGGCACCGATGACATTGCTCCAGTTCATGCGAAGCGGTTCGCCGTGTTTCTTCTGACCTATGCCGATAAAGAACGCCGAAAGCATACCCTCGCACTTGCTGTGCAAAAACAGATTATGCTGAATTGTAGTTGAGCCTTCCGGAGCATCTATATGAATAGATACTACAGCCTTGTTGCAAGGGGGAAGTTTTTTGCTTCCCTCATGCCTTGCACGCTCGAAACCTGTTATCGTAAAGTCGTAGTCACCTGCGGGAAGAAGCGTAAAATCGCTTTCTTTCTCGATCACGTCATCCCAGCCTAATTCTTTTTCAAATTCACTCATATGTTATTTCTCCTTTCGTTTATCAGAACGGGTACGCCTCGTTCTCATAGTCTGTCATAAGCATTTCCGTTATCATTGCTTTTACCTGCTCCCATGCCCCGATAAGCACACCCTCGATAAATTCCTTGGGATAGTCCTTTATCGGCATATCGGCAGGGAAATAGCCCTTGCTTGCTACTGCCGCTCTTATCTGCTCTTCCGTTATGCTGTTTGCGGTCATAAGGTCTGCAAGAACTTTGGGTATGCCTGAGTTTTCCTGCGTTATTGCCGGTGCAGGAGCCGGCGTTACATTATCATTCGTGGCGGTTGTTGCGTTTTCTGCGGCTGCCACTTTTGCAACAGGCGCAGTCTGAACGGTAGCGGCAGGCTGTGCGGCAACATTTCTTTCGATAATGTGCTTTATCTGCCCGTACTCCATCGGAATTTCTTCTGGCAAACCGTAACGATTCTTTGCGTCCCAGCAGGGATGATGTGACGTGTACATTATGCGTCTGCCGCCCTGTGCCTTATGCTTTTTGCCGTCCTTATCAACCGCTACCGAAATAGTCTTGTAGTTTGCGAAAAGCACCATATCAGCCCATTCTTTAACAAGAGGAGATATAAGATTGGTTGTCTTCTTGCCGAGCTTCAGTTCCCAGCGGTCATAGCTTCCGAGCTCATCGGGCTGTTCAAACTTTCTGAGAATAGCGTGAGCCGTAAGTACAACGTTAACTCCGGCTTCGATAACATCTTCAAGCAGATTAAGGAACCTGCCGAACTCTTCCTTTTCGTATACATAGCCGTTGCCATAGCCGAAATCCTCGATACCCTTTTTGTCGTACTTATCGCAGATAGACTTGATACAAAGCTGTTCCGCCCAGTCTATCGTATCAATTATAAGCGTAGCACAAGGCTTATTGAGCTTGACATACTCAATCTGGCTCTTAAGCAGCTCCCACGATGTCGGTTTATCAAAACGGGCAACGTCCATTTCCTTTGTACTGCCTTCGGTGTCGATGAATAACGGATCGGGAAACTGCGATGCAAATGTTGACTTGCCTATTCCCTCAGGGCCGTATATAACCACCTTCTTGGCGGTTTCGATTCTGCCTTTAGTGATGTTCATTGTTGTACTCATCAGAATGTACCTGCCTTCCATGTTGTAGTTTCTTTCTTTTCAACCGGCTTTGAATAGCCGTCCTCGATTATGATACTGCACTCGTCACCCGTGCTTACTCTTGTGGCGATTGCCTGTAAGCCCTCGCTTTCAAGCCATCTGCCAAAGTCGTTCAGCGTATCGGTATCCATCTGTTCCAGCTTGTCTATAAGCACAAATCCGCAATTAGGATTGAGCTTGCGGACAATTGCGGTCGCAACCTTGAGCTGTTCCGAGCCGGACATATTATCCCATTTAAAACCGTTGTATGTAAGCTCGCCGTTATCTACCGACAAGCCCTCAAGCGGTAAGTCTGCACCGTCAAGAAGATCTGTTTTAGCTTTTCTGACAGACTGTATTTCTTCGGTAAGCTGTATATACTGAGTTTTATACGCTTCAGCGTCAAGCTCAGCTTTTTCACGGTCAAGATTTGCACGGACCTTTGCGTTTATCTGCTCAATGTCTGCTATACTCTGTTCAAGCTCTGCCGTGCTCTCGTCTGCAAGGTCTTCAGCGTCACGATGTGCGGTTTCAGCGTTTGCCGTTGCTGTTTCAAGTCTTGCCTGTGCTTCTTCGTATGCCTTCCGAGCCAACTCAAGTTCTCTGTCGTACTGCTCTCTGAGCTGTCTTTTACGCTGATTTTCGCCGTTTCTTGCAAGAATATCCTGCTGCTGTCTGATAAGCTCGGTTGCTGACACAAACTCTTTCGGAGCATCTGCGAATACCGGCATTTCCTTAGCGTATTTCTTCTTCTGATCCGCTATCTGACCGATAGTGTGACGCTGATTGTACAGCTTCTGTTCTTCGGTTTCAAGCTCGTACAGCTTATCGCCTACACCGATTATTCTGAGGAGAGTATCCGCCTTTTCCTTGCTTGACCGGTCGAGAAACTTAGGAAGATCAAGCGCAAACTGTTCTACGAATTCGTTGAGCAGCTGCTGACCGCCCTTGTTGCCGTCCGGATCAATAACCTTGAGCGTACTGTTATTGCCGCTCCTGACTACCTTTATACCGTTGCTGAGCGTAACTTCCATGTGGGGCGGAATCACAGAGCCTTCCCGCACAGCCTGTGACGGTTTCAGCCTGTCACCGCCGAGTGCCCATGCGATAGCGTCAAGCACCGATGTCTTGCCCTGATTGTTCTTACCGCCGATTATCATAAGACCGTTCTCGGCAGGCGTTAACTGTACCGCTTTTACTCGCTTGACATTTTCAATTTCAAGTGAGCTGATTTTTACTGACATTTGGTTTTCCTCCTTGACACCCGAAAGATCGGGTGCTATAATTGTTTTAGGTTTATTATTTTTGCTCCCTTCGGGGAGCTCTTTTTTTTACTCTTCTTCGATGTTCTCAACATCA